AGCGACCTCTAGTACCGAGAATGGTCAAACATCACGATATTTCAAATTTCGTGATTGGCCATATCACTGTACTGAGCGCGCCCGAGGTGAAGCTATTGCTGCCATCTCTCTCGACGAGAGGTGGAGAGGAGCTTTAGAAGAGGATTATCGGGCCCGGTTTAATATACCGCGGCACCTGATTCTCAATCAAGAGCTCTTCTGGGATACAGTTATTGAAACTGTCCCAGGCAATAAAATTTCTTTCGTCCCCAAGTCCTCTAAAATTGATAGGACTATTGCGGTAGAGCCTACTCTTAATTTGTATCTTCAGTTAGGTATTGACGGGTATTTTCGTCGACGCCTTAAACGCTGGTCCATTGATTTGGATAGCCAATTGAAGAATCAAGAGTTAGCTCGTAGGGGGTCCACTAATGATGGCGATTTATCGTACATCACCTTGGATCTTGCTATGGCGTCGGATAGTATATCGACGTCACTGGTGAGGAGTTTACTCCCCCGAACTTGGTATCACCACCTCATGCTTTTGAGGTCACCGACTGGTGATCTTGAAGGTAGATCGATTCGTTACGAAAAGATCTCCTCGATGGGGAACGGTTTTACCTTCGCATTGGAATCGCTGATCTTCGCTTCGCTTGTTTATGGCGTTGCAAAAGAGCAGCTTGGATCGGTTGACATGTCTGCTATAGCAATCTACGGGGATGATATTATAGTCCCTAAAGATTTAGCAGTGTTTGTTGTACCGATTCTCAATAAAGCCGGCTTCCAACTTAACCTTGATAAGTCCTTTCAAAAGGGCCCATGCAGGGAGAGTTGTGGAGCAGACTGGTTCCAGGGAAAACCGATGCGACCGATCTTTCTTTCTTCTAAACCGAAGCATGTCAAAGAGCTCTTCAGCGATCTTAATCGCTTAAAAAGAACTCTCGACCTTCGCTTCGGGATCACCAATTCAAGCGTCGAGTCCAAAATCATGGGGTGGGTGCCAAGCAAGTTTAAAACCTTGTATGGTCCACTTTCTGATGAGGAGTTTGACACTTACATCCACACCAAGAAATATGGTGGGCACTTTCTTACTACTGAAGGTGGTAGCCGTTATAGCTACGGATGTTGGCGATTTAAAAGATTGATC